CTGAGTAAGTTCTGTAAGACAACAACGTCTTTATTTTCTTTCAGTAATTCCTCACCTTTTGTTAAAATATCGGTAAAAGAAACCTCTGAATCAAGTATCTCAGGAAAAAACTTAACTAAAGTTTTCTCACCAAGATAAAAGATACCATCAATGTTGTCTGAACTGTCCCCCGTTAAGATCTTAACAGTTTTAATATTATTATGTGGAAACTCATAATCTTTAAGTTTAATTTTGTCTCCGAACTTATAATATCGTTTTGCTTGGGGGGAATAAATAGATACCTTTTCAGATATCAACTGAGTTAAATCTCTATCACTTGAGAATATCGTTTTTTCTTCTTCTGGAGATACTTTACAGTAGTGGGCAATAAGATCATCGGCTTCCGAATTTTCCGTCTCTAATTGTCTCACAAACATCTCTTCAAGATATTGTTTAACTCTTTGTTTCTGATTATTAAAGGATTCTTCCTTACTTTCGTTTTCTAAAGGATTACGATTGAGTTTGTATTTTGGGTATAATATTCTTCTCTGTGATGAGCTTGTTTTACTATCCCAAAATACAACTACTTTATTGAAGTTCGTTTCTTCTAAGAATTTACGTAACGTATTTAAAAAGTGCCAAATACCACCTACGTGTTCGCCTTTGTTAAAAAGATCACGAGCCCCGTGAAATCCTATTTTTAATAAATTGTTACCGTCAACCAATAAGGTTTTTGACATTTTGTTTTACTTTAATTGTTACTACTCTACTTCTTCTTTTTCTGTTGTCAAATCAAAGTCACCATCAACTCCGATTATATCTTTCCAATAGTCAGCATATTCTTTTTTATACTTTTCTATTGATGCTTTTTCTTCTGTGGTGTCTTTACCCGGTAAGAATCCGTGTGGTGTTACGATAATTCGTCCATCCTCAAACCCAAGTCCGTTGATGTGATTTTTCATAACTGATACTTTTGTTCTTGATGCAAACTTTACAGTTCTCTTGTCTTTAGTTGCCGTAATTTTTGTTGTTCCAGCACCTTTTTGATTACCAAATAAGAATACCAAAGAAGAGTTTAACCAAATCGCCTCACCACCCTTAGCTTTGATCTTAGGTTGACCAAATGGGTTGTCAGGTAATTCTACCCAAGGTTGATTAACAATGATTAAGGTATTTTCATATTTAGAATCTGCCTTACGAGATCCTGAAATACGTTGGTTGATACCCATACCAATTTTGTCAGCCAAAACACTTGCATTGTGTTGTTTACCTCCTTTACCCTCGTAAGTCATTTTACAAGGAACTGATCCAACTGAATCCCACATAATACAAAGTGAGTAATCTAATTCACCTTTTTCTTGTGCATCCAATAGGTCGTTAATGTAATCTGTAATTTGTTCAATATAACTAAAGTTATTATTAAACAAAAAGAATCCGTCCCAAGTTAATTCACCCGTTTCTTCATCAACCACTTCCTCACATTCAAACCCCATTATTTTTGAGTGTTCAAAGGACCATTTTTGTTCGGTAATAATGAAAACAGGGAGAATACTTTTCTTTTGAGCATCAACCGCAGTCTTAATAAGTGCGGTGGTTTTACCCGTATCGGAATGACCTAATAACATATTAAGGTGACCAATAGCAGGTCCGGGTAGTCCTACGGCATCCAAAAATTCAGGACCAAGATCAAAAAATCTTTGTGGTTTATATTTTGCATCCGAAGAGAATTTTTTCTTCAATGAACTAAAATCTGTTTTCTTAATTGCCATATTAGTTGAAATTATATTTACGGAATGTTTCTAAGGCATTCATTTTATCTTGTGCGTTAACCATTTTTTCAACTAAGTTGTCCATTTCCTCAATGTGTTGTGGATGTTCTCCAATACCAACAGGATTTGTAAAATAAACTAACAATGTTGCTTCAGCTTCCGCCATTTCCGAACGATATTTTAAGGTCAATGCCTCATACATTTTTTCTGAAATCTTATTCATTTTGTTAAAATTTTTTAAATAATGGGATACCCACAATAAGTAAGTATCCCATTAAAAGTTAATAAATTATTTAGAATGGTAAATCCTCATCTTCCTCGTCGTTAGCCTGAGGATCGGATATTTCATTATTAGATTTTGGTGTTGATCCACCCATAGATACTTCAGATTCGTCACTGTTTGAGTAGATGTATTTACCCGCATCTGTATCCCAACGAGGAGTTTCTCCTCTTGCAATTGCTTCAAGATATTCCACAGGTTTTTTAGAGTAAACGTCTTCCCAAGTCAATTCGTCATTAATCCAAGCGTTTGCCGTTTCAGGATCCTCATGAGTTGGTGTTGGGTCATCATACATCACAGTTTGAATTACCGTATATGTTGCACCTTTTGGTGTCTTTGCCTTTGTAAGTTCAAGGATTAAGTCACGACCTTTGTCAGGATCGGTAACGTCACCTTTTGCTTTCCAAATTGGAATGATTTTATCAAGGATTCCTTCTTGTTTGTAATTGTGTTTAAATCTCCAAAATTTAACACCATCTTCTTCGTGATCACGGTCAATAACTTTAACAATGTAAAACTTACGAGCTTTATATTGTGTTGCTAATTGTTTGTCAGATTCACGACCTGTTGACATCAACTCTTCATAAACCTCATTTAAAGGTGAACGTTCGTTGTCATTTTTTCCCGGATCGTAGAATTTCTGCCATTTACCATCAACATTAATTTCGTGGAACCATACTTCCTTAAAAGGAGATGATCCATCAGTTGTAGGTAAAATACGGAGTTTTCTTTGTCCTTGTTTTTCGCTGTCTTTAAGGATTGCCGCGAAATACTTTTTCATTCTTTCTTCTTGAGACATTTTTGAAGTGGAAGAAGAACCACTTTGTTTTGAGTTCTCGTACTGAGCCAAAACCGCATCTAAAACATTGTTTGTCGCCATATTATATATATTAATTAAAAGTTTACAGTGTAAGTATAAGTTAAATAAAAGTAGTAGTCAATAAGGTATGTTAAAAAAAGTTGAGGTGTCAAAAGACACCTCATATATTACATCATTTGGTCTTCGTCGTCATATTCACTAAAGCTACCTTTAATTTCGCTTGGTGAAAATTCTTCAACTTCATCGCTCGTTAAAACGTATTCATTTTTTCCTGATTTTTCCATATCATCCATTTTATCGTCAAAAAATTGACTTAATTTTTGATTGAAGGGTCCTGAGTCCAAACTTCTTAATTCCAATTTTTCTTCAGGTGTTTTAGGTCTCATTTTTTCAATTTTAGTTTCTAAACTATTAACAGTATTAACTAAGTTATCCATCTCACCTAATTTAGTTTCAAGATTTTTTAATTGATCAAAAAGATTGTTAAAATATTCTTCTTGCTTATCCGCAAATGTTTTTTGTGTGTCAACTAAATCTGTAATATCTAACTCCTCAGTTTCATTACCAACTTCTTCAACATCAGGATCATTTTCAATATCCACAGGTTGAGGTGTTGGTTCGGCAGGTGCCGGAGGTGGTGGTGGTACCGCCGCACCAGCATCAGGTGCCGGAGCCGCTTCTGCCGGAGGTGGTGGTAATTCACCTTGTTCCATAATATAACTATTAATACTATTATGTCTTTTGATTTCTTCTAAAATTTTCTTATCTATTGCCATCTTAACCGTTCAATAATTGTTTAATCCCTGATTTAGTTTCAACTTGGATTTTTTTATGTGTATTCATAGTATTATCTACACGTTCAATTAAACCATCTTTCATTCTTATTGTGTAACAATCACCAGTGTCTAAATCACATACTTCTTTGAATCCGTTACCCGCATCTTTTTCTGACATTCTGGTATTTTTACCAAGATAGTTGTCTAAAATTAATTTTGTGCTCATAGTTTTTTTATTATAAATATCTAACAAATAGAAAAAAACATTATTTTACTTTATTGTTTTAACAATATCAAATGCCTTTCTGAATTTATTTTCAATTGTTTTTTTATCTTGTTCCGTCATTTTTTCATAAACATTATCAGGTTGATTTACCGGCCAACGTAAAATAAACGCCTTTGATAATGCCTTTATTTGTTCATTTTCTGTAGATAATGGTTGATTTTTTATATACGGTACTTTCTCTTTAAATTTAGAAATAACAAATCTTACAAATGAATTGTCGGTATCAAAATTAACAAGAGGTATATTTTGAGTCGTTCCTTGATTAACACAATAATAAGTGTTACCCATTAATGCGGCTGAACCACCATAAGATACATCCAATCTTATTGATCCATAATTGTGACCATAAGATTCAAACTTACCGGATTTATATGAGTCAATATACATAATTGAGAATATAAACGCTAACATTATTGTTTGATTATCTGTTGTAATGTTCGCCGCACTCATTTCTGTTTTTATTATATCAATCGCCTTAGTTAATGTTAATGTTGTTTTAACCGGTGTTTCATTAGTGTAACTACTGTAAGCACTATTTAATTTATCCGAACAATTTTGATTAGACGTTAAGGTTCCATTACCATTATTTGCATTATTAACAATATCACTTTGTTCCTGTAGTATATTACCCTCAGATTCAATTAATGCCGATTCCTCTTTTTGAATTTGTTCTTTAATTGTTTCTAAAATTTTAGTATTTAAAGATTGTAAAAATTTATCAATAGCCGGAATACTATAGAATGGTTGTCTTTGACCCTCAAACTCAGTATCAAATCCATTTTCACTTATTCTATGAGATACTTTCATTATCATATATGGACCACTAAACATTGGAACATTTCTTAAATTAAAATACATCATAGGTTGTATCATAGCATTACCCAACATATCAATATTACATTTATAACTTCTATTTCTATAAAGGTTATATAATGAAACGCTTTGTGTGGATTCACTTCTATTACGATTCAAGTTTGCCATTTGGTTTAACACCTC